GGGTCAATTTACGCTCATTTTTTACGACATAGACCCCGCGTACCCGATTGCGCAGATAATCTCAGAATTTATCATTTCGGATTATTGTGACAATTGTGATTTTTAGAACAATAAAAACAAAAAGGAAAAATTGGACATGCCAGCAGGAAGACCACCGAAGCCGCTAGAACAAAAGCGCAAAACTGGCAGAACCCACAACACTGATTCGGGTGGGCGCAAACTTCCAGAGATTGCAACAGTCACAGTTTTGCCAATGGCAACTGCGGTTCCTGAACCACCAACTGATCTTGGTCTTGAAGGTCGTGACTTGTGGGAAAAAACTTGGAACAGCGCAATCACTTGGCTTTCACCAATCAGCGACATGAAGCAAGTTGAAAGCACTTGTCGGTTGTCTGATGATGTTGCCATTGCGCGGCAGGTCTATCGAACAACAAGAGATGTTGCAGATGGAAAATTGCTTGTATCCTTATCTGATGCATTGCAGAAATCGCTTGCAGTATTGGGCTTCAATCCTGTGAGCAGATCGCAACTGGGGGTTGCAGAAGTACGGCGGGCAACAGCACTTGAAGAACTCATCCGACAAAAAAAGAGTCAATAATAAAAGTTGGCCACCGCGATTGCTCACGCCAGTTTCCGCAGCAGATCGAAAGCGCGGGGATGGGCAGTTGTATTCTGCATTTATTGAAACTGTTTGTCGGGTAACCAAAGATTCAATCGCAGCACCAGCCGGGCAACTTCTAAGTCTTCGACCTTTCCAAACTGAATTGCTTTCACATTTGCTTGCACGCAGAAGTGATGGCAGGTTCAAGCATCGCGCAGCCCTTGTTGGTATGGCACGCAAAAATGGCAAATCACAATTGGCAGCCGGTGTTGGTCTTGCTGGTTTAACACTTGGCGGTCAAGGTTCTGAAATTCTTTCTTGTGCAGCAGATCGTGATCAAGCACGAATTGTTTTTGGTACAGCCCGGCGCATGGTTGAACTTGATCAAGAACTGTCAGGGATGTTCAAGTTGTATCGTGATGCAATTGAATTTCCTGAAAAGGGTTCGGTGTATCGGGTTCTTTCTGCTGAAGCCTACACAAAAGAAGGTTTGAATCCTTCGCCAGTAACTATCTTTGACGAAGTTCACGCACAACCAACGCGGGAACTTTGGGATGTAATGTCACTAGCAGGTGGCGCACGCGCTGATTCCTTACTGTTTGGGATTACAACTGCCGGTGTTAAAACATCAAGCAATGGTCAAGATTCACTTTGCTACTCACTTTACGAATACGGCAAACGAATCATCAGTGGCGAAGTTGATGACCCGTCATTTTTCTTTGCATGGTGGGAACCGGCAAATGCCGATGCCAACTTCAAAGACCCGCTGGCATGGGCTGAAGCCAATCCCGGATTTGATGACATCGTTGATGTGGAAGATTTTCACAGTTCAGTTTTGAGAACGCCAGAAGCAGAATTCAAAACCAAGCGCATGAATATGTTTGTCAGCACTTCAACTGCTTGGCTTCCAGATGGTTCATGGCCATCACTTGCACAACCTTCCCGCGAACCAGTTCCCGGTGAAGATGTTGTTCTTGCTTTTGATGGTGCATTCAGTAACGATTCCACCGCACTTGTTGCGTGGATGTTAGGCGGGGAAAAGCCACACCTGATGGTTGTTGGATTATGGGAAAGACCAGAAGATGCTGATTCAAGTTGGCATGTTCCAATTGCTGAAGTTGAACAGACAATCATCAACACCGCAAGAGATAAAAGATTCAATGTTCGGGAAATAATCTTTGACCCCGCACGCTGGCAAAGAACAATGATGGTTCTTGATGAAGATGGTTTGCCAGTGGTGAGTTATCCCAACAGCGCAGAACGCATGGTTCCAGCAACGCAAAAGTTTTATGAAGCGGTGATGAATCAATCATTCACACATGATGGTGATGAAAGACTTGCCCGGCACATTGGAAACTGTGTCACAAAGCAATCTTCGCGTGGTGTAATGGTTGCAAAAGCATCTTCCAAACGCAAGGTTGATGCGGCAGTTGCGGCAATTTTTGGATATGACAGAGCAACACAGCCACAAGAAAAAGCAAAACCAATTGCAAGATATTTTTCGGTTAGGACATAAAATGAAAAAAGGTTGGATTTTGATTGGTGTTGAAATAATCGGATTGGCAATTGCCAGTGTTGGTTTGCTCATGGTTTCAGTTCCAGTTGCATTGATTGGTCTTGGCGGGTTCATTGTATGGATTACAGAAAGAGCAAGTGAATGAGTATTTCAAAATCATTGCGGAAATTTGAGAAGCGCCAAATCAGCGCGAAAAGTCAATATGTTGAACCGCTAATTCCGGGAAGACCTGCCTACACAACACCGGCTGGTGTTGATGTCACACCAGACACAGCGCTGCGAATGTCAGCGGTTTATGCATGTGTTCGCTTACTTGGTGACACAATTTCATCCCTTCCCTTGGGTGCGTATGTTCGCCGGGGTCGGAATCGTATTTCTTACGCAGCAGCATTTGGTGAACAACCTGTTTGGATTAACAAGCCAAATCCAGAATCAACCAGACTTGAATTCATCGAACAAATCATCACATCTTTGAATCTTCATGGAAATGCTTTTATCCTGACAGTTCGTGATGACATGGGCGAAGTTGTTGAATTGTATGTTCTGCATCCTGATGATGTTCGCATTCAACGCAATTTTGAAGGAATGCCACTTTCTTACATAGTGCGCAATTCATACACAAAAGTTTCTGAAGTTCTCACCCCAAATGATATTTTGCACATCCCAATGTTTAGACTTCCCGGCCATCTTCTTGGGTTGTCACCAATCGGTGCAGCGCGAATGAGCGTTGGCGGTGCAATGGCTGCTGAAATTTATGCCGCATCTTATTTTGGAAATGCAGCAAATCCCGGCGGCGTTATTGTTTCACCAAATGAATTGACTGAACAACAAGCACAAGAAATTGTCACCAACTGGAACATTGATCATGCTTCACCATATCGTGCAGGAAAAGTTGGAATCCTTTCTGGCGGCGCTGACTTCAGGCCATTAACAATCAACGCCAGTGATGCACAAATGTTGGAAGCCCGCAGATTTGGTGTTGAAGAAATTGCACGATTGTTCCGCGTTCCAATCTCACTTCTTGGACATCCAGTTGCCGGTGCAATGTCATTTGCATCTGTTGAAGCACAGAACCTTTCATTTGTTCAGCACTCATTGCGCCCACTGCTTGAAAGATTAGAACAAGCACTTTCAACGCTACTTCCAGAACCAGATGGATTTGTAAAATTCAATCTTGATGCACTTCTTCGTGGCACAACATTGGAACGCTACGATGCTTACACAAAAGGATTGCGTGAAGGTTTTCTTTCACTCAATGATGTTCGTGCAGTTGAAGACCTTTCACCAATTGGTGAAGCCGGTGATCAATACCGCGTTCCATTACAAAACATTGATGCAGCAGATGCACGCGATGTTGGGTTCAATCTTCGTTCTGAAATTGCAGCCCGACTTGTGCAAGTTGGTTATGAGCCAAGTGAAGTTCTTTCTATTGTTGGTATTGAACCGATCAAGCACACAGGTATTCCATCAACACAACTTCAGCAAGTTGCACAAATTGACCCTGCTGACCCTGCGGCAGTTTATGAAGTCAAGAGCAACCGCAGCGCATCAAATGTTGATATTCATGCACCAGAAACAATCATCAACATTCCAAACACAGAAGTGCGTGTTGATTCACCAATTCTCAATGTTGGTGCGCCAATCTTAAACATGGAAGCGCCACAAGTTCACATGGATGCACCGCAGTTCACAGTTGAAGTTGAACCAAATATCATCTTGCAACAAGCAGCCGCCCGAAAAGTAATTCGCACAGTTGAACGCGATGAACACAATCGTATTGTTCGAATCATTGAAGAAGAAGTGGAAGGCTAAGCATGGCAACAGGATTGAGCGCTTATCTTGCAAATTCGCTTCTTGATTCAGTTGGAAATGCCACAAGTTTTTCTGTTGCAAATGTGTATGTGAAATTGCATGTCGGTGACCCCGGCGCAAATGCAACTGCAAATGCAGCAACCGAAACAACACGCAAGGCTTGCACTTTTGCTGCCGCATCCGGGGGTTCAATTTCATCTGATGCAGATGTTTCATGGACAAACATTGCTGGAAGTCAAGATGCAACATTTTTTACCGCTTGGGATAATGCATCAGCAGGAAACTTTTTGTTCTCTGGAACAATCATTGGTGATGCTTATACTGCCGGGGATACTTTCACAATCCCTTCCGGTTCACTTACTGCATCACTTATTGTTGCAAGTTAGCAGATAAGTATGGCGCAATTTCTGCGGTTTCAACTTGATGTTTCCCTGCTTGATTCACTCAGTAATGGCCTAGATGGAAATTTTGCATTTATAGAAGAAGGCGTTGCAACAGCAAGTTCAGCGCTAACAGCAACGGCAAATGCAAATGTTGTTCCACCTTCGCCAACACAAAGCACAGATTCACTGACTGGTTCAGTTCAATTTGTTCAACCAAACAATTTTATTCCAAAAAAAGAAGTTCAAAAACCTGTCAATTTTGTCACAGCAAATGCACTTTCTTTCAATGTGTTCCATGCAAATGCAATAAGTGTGATTGAATTTTCTATCCTTGAAGAAGACAATGAACTTCTTCTTCTCATGTAAGGAAGGCAAATGCCATACTTCATCAGCGATAAGCAAGACGATTGCAGCGGATGGGCAGCAGTAAAGCAAGAAACTGATGGGTCATACACAACAATTGGTTGTCATCAAAACAAACAAGATGCAATTGATCAAATGGTTGCAGTTTCTATTTCTGAAGATATGGAACCCGGCGGGGAAATTAACAAACGCCAAGTTGATTTGACAGTTCCAACCTATGTTCGACAAAACGCACAACGGGGTTTGGAATGGCTTCGTGAAGGTTTTGGCGGCGATGGTCTTACCGAAAAAACCAAACGCGAAGCAAGAGAAATGGCAGATGGTTCGGTGAGTGAAAGCAAAGCACGCCGCATGGCTGCTTGGTTTGCCCGTCACATGGTTGATTTAGATTCGCCAGAAGTAGGCGATGAATCAAAACCAACACCGGGAATGGTTGCACATGCACTTTGGGGTGGCTATCCAAAAAGCGAAAGTGACCGGGCAATGAAGTGGGCGCAACGCAAGGTTGCAGAATTAGATGCAGAAGCCGACAATTCAAGGAGCAAACAAGTGGCAAAAAAGATTGAGCGCCGCACATTCGCGGTTCAAAACATTGAAGCAAGAGCAGCAGAAGATGGAACAATGCGCCTTTCAGGGTACGCAGCAGTTTTTGACAATCCATCAGTTCCGCTTCCCTTTATTGAAAGAATCGCACCGGGTGCATTTCGCAAAACACTTTCTGAAATGCCAGATGTTCGGTTGCTGATAAATCATGAAGGTCTTCCATTGGCAAGAACAAAAAATGGAACATTGACATTGACTGAAGATGAAGTTGGCCTTCGCTTTGATGCGTTGATTGCTGACACCACAGAAGGCCGCGATTTGTACGCGCTAGTTGAACGCGGTGATTTAGATCAAATGAGTTTTGCTTTCCGCGTTATTCGTCAGGCTTGGAATTCAGATCGCAGCGAACGCACATTGAAAGAAGTATCACTTGCAGATGGAGATGTTTCAGTTGTCACCTATCCTGCATACCCAACCACATCGGTTGAAGCGCGTGAAAAATTGGCAAGCGCCATCCGCGCAATCAAAGAAGGCCGCGAAGTCACCGGCGAATCTTTGATGCTACTTCAAGCAATCTTTGATGATTTGTCTGAAGGTCATGACTATGTGATGAAGGCTGTTGAATCAATGTCAGTTCTTGTTGGAAACAATGACATGGAAGAAGAATCCCGCGAAGAAGTGGGCGATTTTGTTTCATGGGATTCATCTGGTGGAACTGCTCGCGGAAGAATTGAACACATCATGCTTGAAGGTGTTCTTGGAATTCCAGATTCAGATTTCAGCATCACAGCAGAAGAAGATGACCCTGCTGTTTTGATTCGTGTCTATGAAGAATTTCGTGATGGGTGGCGGCCAACTGAAACACTTGTTGGTCACAAGATGTCAGAACTTCGCTACATTGACCCATTACCAGAACCAACAGAAGAACAAAGCAGAAAAATATCATTGCGATATGCCAAAGCGCTGCGCAATGTTGTCAAATAGTTTTCGGTAAAAAGCCGAATTGAAGCCGGTTGTTTCCCTGCACCCATTATGCGCCGCAGGTTGTTGATGCCACCACTTCATCAAACAATCAATCACAGGAGAATAAATGTCTTATATTAACAAAGTGATTGAGCGCCGCGATGCTGTCAAGGCTGAGATGGATGCAATTCTGGATGCAGTTGCAACTGAGAATCGCACAGACCTCACCTCTGACGAAACCACCAAATATGATGTTTTGGTGGAAGAAAGTCGTTCGCTTGATTCAAAAATTGAAACCTTAAAGGTTCAAGCAGAAGCAGATGCAAAGGCTTCAGAAGCCCGCGCCGCTGTTGCATCAGTTGTGATGCCATCTGCACCTGCTCGCGTAACCCGCGAAGCACGCACCTACACAGAAAAAGAAACTCATTCCTTCATTAAGGATGCATTCAATGCGCAATTCCGTAGCGATTTCAACGCACAAGAGCGCCTTGCCCGCCACATGCGTGAAGAATCAATTGAGCGCCGCGATGTTGGAACTGCTCAATTCGAAGGTCTAGTTGTTCCGCAATATCTCACAGAATTGGCCGCCACACTTTCGCGGGCGGGTCGCAGTTTTGCAGATTTTGGAACAACCAAACATTCACTTCCCCCTGCTGGGATGACGCTCAACATTAGTCGCATGACCACTGGTTCTTCAACAAGTGTTCAAGTTACTCAAAACGATGCTGTTTCTGAAACAGATATTGATGACACTTTGCTAACCATAAATGTGCGAACCATAAGTGGCCAGCAAGACTTATCCCGTCAAGCAATTGAGCGCGGAACTGGCATTGATCAATTCGTTGTCAATGATTTGATTCGTTCATGGCACACCACACTTGACAATCAAATTCTTAATGGCGCTGGCACAGCCGGAACCATCAAGGGTCTTCGTTCATCAGGTGGAAACGCAGTCACCTTTACAAGCACCGCACCAACAGTTGCGTTGTTGTATCCAAAGTTGGCAGACGGATTTCAGCAAATTGAAAGCAATACATTTGCACGCCCAACCCATGTTGTTATGCATCCACGCCGTCTTGCATTCTTGCTTGCGGGTACTGATACAACTGGCCGCCCACTTGTTGTTCCAGCAGCAAATGGCGCAATGAACGCAGTTGGTGTTGGTGTTGGCGCTGCCGATTATGGCAACAGCGGATTCCAACTTCTTGGACTTCCAATCATTACTGATGCAAACATTGGAACCACTTATGGAACCACTACAAATCAGGATGAAATTTATGTGATTGATGCACGCGAAAATCATCTATGGGAGCAACCCGGTTCACCATTCGCATTGACCTTTGATGCAACTGGCGCTGGTAACCTTACAATCAAAACTGTTGTCTATGGATTTGCTGCCTACACAGGCGAGCGTTACCCATTAGCAAACTCAATCATTTCAGGAACAGGTCTTTCAGCCCCATCCTTCTAATGATTGAATAAAGTTCTGACTGTTTAGGTCAGAAAAAATCGGTGTGAGAAGCGACAGATTCCCCCGGCTGTTGCTTCTCTCACCTCTAATAATTCGGGGGAATTATGAAATCAGGTCACAAAGTATCAATCGGAAGTTGCGACCCCGGAATGGTCAGCGGTTCTTTTGCTTTTGCATTGATGCAATTGAGCGCAGTACGATCAAGCCGCCTTGGTTCTCACATTCGAATCAAGGGTTCTGGATTATTATCAAAACAAAGAAATCGTGTGGTCAAGCACTTCTTGGACACAACTGATTCTGATTGGCTTTTGATGATTGATTCAGATGAACAATTGAGTGTTGAAAATTTTGACAAACTTATTGATGCAGCCCATCATATTGAAAGACCAATTGTTGCCGGTCTAGTCTTTGCAGCATTTGATGTTGGTTGGATATACCCACAACCATTGCCAGCAATTTTTATGGAGCAGGAAAACGGATTTCTTCCGCTTTACAATTATGACAAAAATTCAATCTTTGAAATTGATGCTGCTGGAACTGGATGCCTTTTGGTGCATCGTTCAGTTCTTGAAAAAATGCGTGAACATACAACAGAACATCAAGGTCAAGATTGGTGTTGGTTTTGGGATGGCGCAATCAATGGTGAATGGGTTGGCGAAGATTTGCTTTTTTGCCGCCGCGCAAAGCAACTTGGATTTCCTATCTATGCCCACACCGGCGTGATTCTTCCGCACTTAAAAACATATTGGGTTCAAGAAGCCCATCATGAATTTTGGCAACATAATGTTGCACCAGCGTTGAAGGGGAAAAATGAAAAAACTTTTGATGTTAGGCCTGATGCGTAGAATTGCAAAAGCACAGGAAACAGCAAGCATTCAGCCGGAATTGGAAAGAGCAATGACCGGGAAAAAAGAAAGAAAGGTCATCAAGCGTGGCAATCACTAACGGATACTGCACACTTTTGGAATTAAAATCTGCACTTGCAATTGATGTTGGTGACACAGTTGATGACACAGCACTTGAACTTGCCATCGAAAGTTCCAGTCGAATGATTGATGATTACTGTGACCGCTTCTTTTATCAAGACGGAACATCACAAGTTCCTGTTTCACGCTATTACACACCAGTTGATTTGTTTTATGTTCAAATTGATGACATCATCACAATCACAGAAATTGCCACAGATGAAAGTCTTGGATTCTCATGGGATACTGTTTGGACAACCACAGATTACATGGTTGAACCAATCAACAATCCACGCAGAAGTTGGCCATACAACAAACTTCTTGCAGTTGGTGCATACATTTTCACCGCAGGACTTCCACAAAGTCTTCGCGTGAAAGGCATTTGGGGATGGTCAGCAGTTCCAAAAGAAATCAAAACTGCTTCTTTGATACAATCATCCAGAATGTTTTTGCGCCGTCAATCACCATTTGGAATTGCCGGTTCACCAGAGTTGGGAACAGTCAGATTGCTTGCCAAACTTGATGCAGATGTTGAAGCACTCATTAAGCCATTGCGCAAATTTTCGGGAATGATTAAATGATTCCATCAGATGTGCGTGATGGATTAAAAACAAGACTTCAAACAATTTCAGGTCTTCGCTGTTTTGACCTTATACCCGATCAAGTAACCCCACCAACAGCAATTGTGGGGCAATTAGATTTCACATTCGACATCAACAATGCGCGAGGGTTAGACCAAGCAAATGTTGATGTGATTGTGATTGTTCAGCGATTTTCGGAGCGTGCTGGTCAGAACAAGTTGGATGCATATCTTTCTGGTTCTGGTGCAACTTCGATAAAAGCAGCAATTGAAGGTGACAAAACTTTGGGCGGCGCTTGCCAAACATTGCGTGTCACATCAGCCGAATCTGGTTCTTATGAATCCAACAGCCAGATTTTTTTAAGTTATCGTTACAGAATAATAATCTACGGATAAGCCGGAAGGAAAGAAATGGCAAGAATCGTTCTCACCGATGTGCAAGTTCTTATCAACACATCAACAGACATTTCAAGTTATGTCAGTTCAGTAACCCTGAATAGCACAGTCAATGAAGTCCAAACAACTGCAATGGGAAACACCGCGATCACTCGCGTTGGTGGCCTCGTTGATTCCAGTGTGACATTGGAGTTCTTTCAGGATTTTGCAACTTCAGCACTTGAATCAGTTATCTATCCA